CCGACGCTGCAAGAAGAAAATCATTTATGGCTCGGCACGCAAAGAATATCGCCAAGGGCAAATTAAGCGCGGCATTTTGGGCGGCAAAAACAAAATGGTGAATTTTCAAAAAGATAAATTAGCACATGTAGTATTAGGTCTTATCGTGACAATTTTTGCATTTGTAGGGATAAAGATTTTCTTGCATTTTGGGATTGGATGGTTTTTTGCCTACTCAACAACATTGGTTGGCATAGGATATGAAGTAAATCAATACATTAGAAAAAGCGGCAAGGTCGAGATCCTAGATGCGATTGCAACGGCAACGCCAGGCTGGATTGCTTTATTGTTTTTAGGTTAAAAATGCAAATCCCGATTCTTTCAGGCATTTATACGGATAATGGGCCAGACATTCGCACGGCTTATCCGGTCAATTTAGTTCCAACGCCAAAAGGTTCTGGGATCAGCTCGGAATACTTGCGCCCAGCCGATGGCATCGTGGCAAATGGAACAGGCCCAGGTATTGATCGCGGTGGCATCAACTGGAACGGCATCTGCTATCGCGTGATGGGAACCAAGTTAGTTACTGTTGCGTCTAATGGAGCCGTGACAATTCTTGGAGACGTTGGTGGGCCAGTTAATACGCTTGTGACGTTTGATTACAGCTTTGATCGACTAGCGATTGCTTCTGGTGGCAGGCTTTACTATTGGAACGGAGTGCTGACACAAGTTACAGATCCAGATCTTGGTGTTGTTATTGATGTGTGTTGGATCGATGGTTATTTCATGACCACTGACGGAACGAGTCTTGTTATTACAGAACTGAGCAATCCGCTGCAAGTTGACCCGTTGAAGTATGGCTCGTCGGAGGTCGATCCAGATCCGATTGTTGCTCTCATTAAACTGCGAAACGAAGTCTATGCTCTTAATCGAAATACAATTGAGGTATTTGATAACGTTGGCGCTGAGTTTTTCCCGTTCCAGCGCATTGATGGCGCTCAGATTCAAAAAGGCGTTGTTGGCACTTTTGCTTGCTGTGAATTTGTTCAGCGCATTGCGTTTCTTGGATCAGGACGAAACGAAGCGCCAGGAATTTACTTAGGCGCAAACGCAACAACCGAAAAGATTAGCTCGCAAGAGATTGATATGCTCTTGCTGACCTACACGGAAGCGCAGCTCGCGGTTGTTAAGCTGGAGGCTCGAAATGACAGAGCGCATCAACACCTCTACGTTCATCTTCCCGATAGAACCATTGTTTTCGATGAACAAGCATCGCGGGAACTTAAGTCCTTGGTCTGGTTCACGCTCACGAGCACTGTCGTCGGATTTTCACAATATCGTGCAAAAAACTTTGTCTGGGCTTACGACAAATGGCTCGTCGGAGATCCGCAATCCTCAAGCATTGGCTACTTTGATAACACCATCGGAAGTCATTGGGGCCAGACAGTACGTTGGGAGTTTTCAACGATCATCGTCTACAACCAATCTTTAGGTGCGATATTCCACCAGATGGAGCTGGTCAGCCTGACGGGTCGTGTGCAAGTCGGTCTCAATCCGCAAATCTCTACGTCATATTCCAAAGATGGATCATCTTGGAGTCAAGATCGCTTTACAAGCGTAGGAACCACAGGAGCGACGCAAAAGCGAATTACATGGTTTCAGATGGGCAACATGAGAAATTGGCGTATACAGCGTTTTAGAGGCGATACAGACGCGCATATCTCTATCGCTCGATTAGAGGCTCAGATCGAGCCACTGGCGGCATGACATGCCAAGGCCAGTGCCACCGCTAGGGTTGACGCGAGATCAGCTAGCATCGTTTTTAGATGATTTCGAGCAGATCAAGCAGTTTGAGAATCTGTTTGCAGTGGTCGCTGAAGTTGCGCCAGATGCGATACAAGCAACCACAATCTCCGCTGGCAATGCCGAGCAAAAGGCCGTGCAAGCACTTGGCATGATTGCTACGCTCGCGCAAGAGGTTGCGGTTTGTTGCTCGATCAGTGAAAACAAAGCAATGCAAGCGCTCGATCAGATTTCTGCGCTAGCTCAAAGCACGTCGGTCAGCATTGCATCCACTGAAAACAAAGTGAACCAGGCTATGGCATTGCTGGGAAGCCTTGCCACCGTGGTTGACGGGCTGCAAATGGCTCCGGCTCGTGTGCCGCCTAAGCGCACAAGGTTCGGGCAGTTTTATGACACAACGACACAGACCGCAGCGGCAATTAATACCGCGTATCCGATCACTTTTAACAGCACCGATTTGAGCGAAGGCGTATTTATCGGAACGCCGACCTCGCATATTGTCGTCGATACCGAGGGCGTGTATAACTTCCAGGTATCGATTCAGTTTGATTCGACGGGTGGCGCAAATCGTGAAGTCTGGGTTTGGATGCGAAAAAACGGAACCAACATTCCAAATTCCGCGTTCTACCTTACAATTCAAAATGCCAACTCAGAGCTGCTTCAGGCGTTTAACCTATTGGTTGACATGAAAGCTGGCGACTACGTTGAGATTATGTGGGAGGTCGCAAACACTGCTGCGACTATTGCGGCATTTCCGGCGACAGGGGTGCATCCAGCAGTTCCGAGCATTATTTTGACTGTCTCGAATAACATCAGGAGTTATCCGTCATGACTGTGACTGTTAAGACACTCGTTGCGCCTTTGCAGATGCAGGCAACGCAGACGACACAATATACCGCGACACTAGCGAAAGCGTTGATTGACAAAGCCACGGTGACGAACACCGATACCGTGAATCGCTCGTTTAGCGTAAACCTTGTGCAATCAGGAGGTACAGCAGGCAATGCAAACCTCATTATTGATGACCGAACTGTAGTGCCTGGTGAAACTTATCTCTGCCCAGAGCTGGTCGGACACGAACTTGATCCAGGCGCATTTATCAGCACGATTGCAAGCGCGGCGACAGCTCTTACGCTTCGCGTATCAGGGAGAGAAATAACATGATGGACGCAAAGATGCCTACGTTCATTCTTTCAGGTATTCCTGAAGATACGTTTATCACGGTCGCTGAAAACCGAGATAACACAGAAATGGTCATCGAGGATTGGATGCTTGGGCCTGAGAATCCTTCTAATGAACGCGGAGCGAATAAGCCTTACTGGATAGCGCTAGCTAGGGCAATGCAAGTGGATGAAGCCGAGGCTCGCCGTCGTCGCTGCTCAAATTGTGAATATTTCGATAATTCACCGGATATGCAGATTAAGATGGAGCGCATACCCGTGAACGCTTGGGATAAGGACGCTGGGTATCGCGGCTATTGCCGCAACTTTGATTTCATTTGCCACGACATGAGATCATGCCAAGCGTGGGAAGAATATGAAACTGCGTGAAAATCTGGAAGCTTTATTGCCAGAGCCAGCGGTAAACTGGCTAATGACGATGTTCGATGTTATCCAGACGCTGGATGATTTTGCGGACGGTGAGCAAGTTGAGCGTAAAGACCTCGATGCGCTGATCTGGAATACGCTGGTTGCACTGCCTGGTAATGCGTTCTTCATGCAACACGCTGGGATGCTCTTGCCCGTTATTGCGATGGCCATATTAAAATGGCAGGCATCGGATCAGGCAGAGCGCGAGGGCCGTGCAGATGAGCGAGCCTATATGTGGCGAGCTGGATATTACGATTTAGTGCTCATGGCGGTTTTGCTGACGCACGGCTCGCTGAAGACAACAGAAATTTCAGAAAAAATCATGCGTTTGTACGGAGAAGAGTTTAAGGATTACATCAAGGAGTTTCATAATGCCTGAGCCAACAACAGCACTGGTTGTCGCTGGATCGCAACTTGTCGGTTCGGCAATGCAGTCTCGTGCGGCAAGCAAGGCTGCTGGGGCGCAAGTTGAAGCCGCCCAAATGGGCATTGCGGAGCAGCAAAGACAGTTCGATGAGATGACGAAACTGCTCTCGCCTTATGTGCAGGCAGGCGGGGCGGCAATGGCCGGTCTTGCGCCGTTTACGCAGGCTGGAGAGCGAGCATTCGAGCAGCAGCAGGCTTTGCTTGGTTTAAGAGGCCCAGAGGCAGAGCAGGCCGCTATTGCAGCGCTGGAGCGACGCCCAGGATTTCAGGCGCAAGTGCAAAAAGGCGAGGAGGCATTGCTTGCTAGGGCGTCGGCCACGGGTGGTTTGCGAGGCGGCAACATACAAGCAGCGCTTGCTCAGTTTCGGCCAGCCATGCTTGCCCGTGAAATTGAAAGCCAATATGGAAGGCTTGGTGGCTTGGCTGGTGCTGGTCTTGGTGTACAGCAATATCTTACTGGCGTCGGTCAGGCTGCGGCTGCGAGGCAGGCAGCATCGGGCATGGGGCTAGGTGAAAGCATTAGCGGATTGCTTGGCCAGCAAGGAGCTGCTCGCGCAGGATCTGAAATTGCACAGGGTCGTGCTTTTGGTGGGCTATTTAATTTGCCTGGCCAGTTCGTGGGCTACCAAATGGCTACGGGGCAAGTGCCTGGTTTTGGTAGCGTCTTTGGTCAGCAGCCGCCTGCGCCAATTATTGAGCGCGGAGAATATCTCGGCGGGAATATGCCAACACCGTTCGGTTTACCACCTGGAGGCGTATAACATGCCAGCACCGTACGATTATGGAGTAACACCGCTAGATCCGTTTGCATCGGTTATCAGCGGCTTAAAGTTTGGCGCTGGGATTGCTGATATTCAAGCAGCGCAGCAAGAGCGGCAGTTTCAACAAGAGCAAAGGGCGCTGGCTTTACAGCAGGCGCAGCAACAGCAGCAACTTTATGCAGAGCGATCTGCTGCATATCTGAACGACCCGTCAGAAAAAACGCTTGCCCCTTTATTGCTGGTAACACCAGAAAAAGTCGGCCAAAATCTAATGGCATTGACAGAAAGAACTGGGAAAGAAAAAGTAAGGCAACAGCTTATATCTGCGCTTCCAATTGCTAGCGCATTACGCAGTGGCAATCAAGAAGTCGCCATGTCTGAGATTGATCGTTTAATTGAGGCTACTGAAAATTCTGGCCAAGATGCTACAGCATTGCGAGACATGCGAAAACTTGCAGGACTTAGCCCCAATGCTGTTATTGCAAGCACAGCATTGCTAGCAAATCAAGCTGGATTTCCAGACCTAAGCAAGGAGTTATTAAATGCTGGGAAACAAGCATTTAGAATTCTTTCCACGGAAGAAACAAAAACAATGCTTGGCCCTGATGTTAAGGGTGTGTGGGGTGTTGGCCCAGATAACAAGCCGGTTCAAGTTGTTGCTCCAAAAGCAGGGTACGAAATTCTTAATCCTGCTCAACAAAAAGAATTAGGAATTTCTGTTGACCCTACTAAAGCCGTGGTGCAACAAAACAAAGAAACAGGCGAAATAAAAGTTCAAAATATAGGACCAATGGCTACGGCTACAGCAAGCGCTGGCGTAAAATTACCAGAGCCAGAAAAAGCCCTATTAAAAATAGATGAAGACCAAGTTGCTAGTCTTGTTGGAAACGCAAATGTTGCATCTAATTTTGCAAGAGATGCTAGCGCTATTGAACAATTGCTGCGCGGCAAAGGCGGTGGGAAATTAGTTCAATTAAGCACAACTTTGAAATCAAATTTAGGTATAGAAAGCGATACTGTAACTGCTGACACTTTGGCCAAATCCTTGCAAACAAGAGGCGCAACACAGTTACGAGCACCTGGATCTGGATCAACTACTGATTTTGAAATGCGAGCATTTTTGGATGCATTCCCGCAGTTAAGCCAAACAGAGAATGGTCGAAAACTACTTGCAAAATATGCTGGAAAATTTGCAGAACGACAAAGAAAACTTGGTGATAGAGCAAGAGATTTGTTGAGAAAAAATCAATATTCTCTTGAAGCAATTGCCACCTATGATAATTCGCTTGGGTCATTGTTTGATGATGATATTAAGGCTTTAATTGGTGGAGCACCAAAGCCATATAGACCACAAGCAACGCAGCCAGCAGCCGGATCGCAGCCAACAATGCCACAGCGAAACATAAGAGTGGATTATTAAGATGGCTTATTCGATCACCACTAAAGATGGCATCACTATAGATAACATTCCAGACGATGTGCCGCCTGATTCGCCTGAATTAAAAGCTCGTGTTGCAGAAATACGCGCTCAAAACCAACCGGCGCAAGCAGCTCCAATGCAACAGGCTCTAATACAACCGGCTCCAATACAACAGGAACCATCATTACTGCAACAAATTAGAGATCCATTCACGGGAGAGCTAAGGCAGACAGAGGCAACAAGAACATTGCCCGAGTGGACGACAATGCCGGAATTAAATTCATTTACATTCCAATCGGCTTTAACTGGTCTTGGAACAATGCTGGCAGGGCCAAAAGAAATTACTCGCGTTGTAAAAACAAACTTTCCGAATACAGAGGTGTTTCAAGACGACAGTGGAAATTACATTATGCGGTCATCAATCAATGGCCGTGACTATGTAATCCCTCCTGGCGTTACGATGGGCGACATTCCAAGAGTTCTTGGCGGTCTTGCTGCATTTACTCCAGCGGGTAGAGCTGCAACCGTAACTGGGGCTACATTAGCTGGTGCTGGAACACAGGCAGGTATTGAAGCAACGCAACAAATGGCTGGTGGCGAATTTGATGTTGGCGAAACGCTGCTAGCTGGCGCAACCGGAGGCGCTGGACAAGCCATTTCAAGAGGCATTAGTGCAATGCGCGAGGCAGGCAAGGGTATGTTCGCGCAGCC